TGGCCTTTGACAAACCTTGTTGAATCCATTGAAAATCAACGGGTTCACACGAGATGAGTCTGGGCCCGCGCGAATCTTTCGGTACGAGAATTACTCGTGCCGGAAGATCCGCCTCACCGATGCCTGTAAAGGCATGCAGATAATCACAGGTGTGTCCTAACGATGATAAAAAATACTCATCGAAGGGATACAGATCTGTGATTCGTGACGAAACATTCTTCCATTGGTACTTTTCCCATAGTCGTTCCTTGGTAGAAACGACGCCGGGTCCGTGCCGTGGATAGATGTCTCGTGGATCGAAAGAAGAAAAGACATTACTGAGTAATATCTTAGCTTCGCGAGTTATTTCGATCGAAGTAGGCGCTTCGCAGCGTCTACGACGAAAGCTATAACTAAAGGCACAGCCAGCTTCAAGATCTTTGAAACTAGGTGTGCACGTCGATAAGTCACTCTCCGTCTTTTCAAACGAAGAGATGACCTGTTGTTCTTGCTCATCTGAGTAAGGTAGCTTGTACTTGTAAAAACAGTACAGTAACTGCCTAAGAACTCGGACGCTGGCCGTACAAGGATTCGGAAGGACAGTCCCGTCTTGACGAAGTACTCTGTTGAAGAACTCACCGAATAATTTCGGAAGTTCACTATGTTGCTGGGGTTTGAAACCCAACTTAATAGAGTTCAACGGAGCCACTTCTGCGAGAGCCTTATCAAAGGCTTTCCCGAGACGGGGCAAGGTTTTCGTTAGAAAACTTATGCCTTCCGACGAAAGTCGACGATTTACCTTATTAAGGGTAAGTCGAAGACTACGAATGTTGAACACATCCCCATGTAACGTTTGAACGTCATGGAGTAGTGCAGCGATGATTTTACTTTCATCTAGGCTCTTATCAAGGTCCATTAAAGGTACCTTTCCTAGAGCATGCATACACTCCACGATCCCAAAACCCCCTATTTAGTAGGTGTTAGGGTAGTCGAGTTCATGGAACGCACTGAGGGTCTCCACTATATTATCTGCGGTTTCCCGCGAATAAAGATATGGTTGCTCCCAGCTCGTTCCCGGAAATTCCGAAAGGAATCTCCAGCCTAGGTCATGAAGACCTAGTATGAACTCGTCCACGCGGAATGCTTTGACTACGATTGCGTAAGAAACTTCGTACAATCGCCCGTCCTGAGTATAATGGAAGAACCCGTTTTCACGGGTCCCGCCTTCTACTTCAGTAACGATGGTGATCGTCCGAGTACCTACGCAAAATTCGTCTTCTTTTGGAAGATAGAATTTTGTCGGCTTCATAGTATCTACGTTGACTACATACTAACACTCTAACAGAGGGTGTTCGAATTACGTTGCAGATATACTTACTTAAATGAATAAGCAAATAGCACGGAACCCTAATTACGTAGTACCGAACGGCGAAGCCCCTCTTTTGAAGAGGCGTATCGTCGGAGCGGTGTCCTGCGTAACTTCGAGTCCGTACCCCTTACAGCCTACGCATATTCTGGGAGAAGGTGAGATGGTAATAGTCACAGATATTCTCGTCTATAAAGACGGAAGCTCAAGACTTGTTACCACTTACCCTAACTCAGATACGCCGTATAACTTACAGGTGGTCTGAAACGAACAAAACCCGTTACGTCCCTCTCGGGGCGTAGCGGATTTTATTGAACAGCGCAATTGGCGTGGATTACAATCCACCGCTCAATAACGCCGTCGCACCGTTCCCCGTACCATCATACAGAATCGTCGTTGACGCCCCAAGTGAGGCGACAAACGAGATTAAGTTTGCTAGTACATGGGTCGGCTCCGTGTTAGCGACCAAGGCTCCCACAGGGGAGTCAAGGACGATATACGCGGAGACGGTCACAGGCGTAACCGAATCAACTGTCGAAGTGACTGTCTTGTCAAATCGAGCAACTGATCGTCTACGCTTGCGCAATCCTGAACCGGACTCTTGATGACTAATCGAGAGCCGATGAGGAGCAGCCGGGGGTTCGCCAATCAAGGCGAATACCGTCTGCCGGTCCGACGTGGAAAGGCGACTGAACTCTTGTTCAGTCCCCGCCGAGTTCTTTACTTCGTTGGTGTTAAGTGTATTACTTAGCATGCTTATTTGTTTGGTTTAGGACACAACACGGTTAAACAAACCGTCGTTTCGTTCGGCGAGGCCTTCGTGATAACACTAAGGCAGCTCCGAGACTGAATTCCGTAGAACTCAATCCGCTCAGACTAACTGAGCTAGCGGAAGGAAGTTCGACTACCCTTTTATAGGTAGTCTCAACAACCTCCGGCATAGGTACGTCAATTGAGGCCAACCCCGGCTGATTAAGATTCAAGTGACTTCTAGTCACCTTTATCTTACGTCGCCGAGATACGCTCCAAAGGTACCGATGTATGTTTATCTCCGGTTCCATGTTGGTCATTTTGAATTGATCAAGCCATCGGCTCACGCCAATAGTCCAATCAACCAAGAATGACCAAGGTATGCGATTCCACAGTATCGAGGGGTTAACATTTACCCCAAGACTGTCTAGAAACGCAAGCAATGGCGCATGCGCCAATTGGAATCGAGTATAATTGTAATTAAACTCGATCTCAGCATGGAAGACGGTAGGGTCATACTCAACAGTTCTCCGAGTATCATGGACAGTTCTATTTTGGAAAAGATCGGGAAACCCGAAATTACCAAAATTAGCTGCACCAAAGTTCTCGGAAGTGTTGGTATACTCAACAAAGGCGCGGTTAAAATGCCGCGTCTGTGTTCGTCCTGATCGTGTAATGAAGTCGTTTATACGCTTCGTTACACTAGACACAGCAGTATGTATACCTGCTATATCAGATAAGAGCGGTGCGATGTTAAACTTAAACTGTAAGTAAGCATCGGAACCGCTGCGGAGTACTTCGCGCGCTAGACGTCCTACGGACTTACGTCCGAGAGGAATATTGACTAACCGTTTACGAAGGCCAGCAAAGGCCTTCATTCGGTCAGTCACGTCCGATAACGCGCGAAATGTACGAGGTAGTGAACCGAAGTCCTTAAGTTCCATAATGGAATTAGGGAGTGACAGTTCAGCCTTAATAATCGGCATCATCTTAGCAAGTGCTAAGCGATTCAGGTCATTAAGTGCTCCGGGATTCGGAATAACCGAACCAGCCGAGACTATACTCGTTAAGAAACTAGGCAAGTTCAAATCGAACTTACCTATTTCTCCGTAGACTGAGCTGTTATACGCGAAGTGTGGATCCTCGTTTATCCCTACATAGAGTCGACTTCCGTCGGCTCCAAGTACAGAATAGACCATGATCCCGGTGGCTGATGTGGGCTTAACGAGCCTCTTATAGTGCTCGAAAGGTTTCCACATCTTTCTGTTTCCCCAGTTGTTAGGTGTAATTACTTCATAGCGACTCTCGTAAGAGTCACCGAGGTAAGACATTTCTAAGAACTCAGGATCGGAAGGAACAGGACTCCGTTTTCCCAAACGGATCAACTG